GTGTCGGGCCACGCGTGACGTAGGGGGGGGTCTAGGAGACTCCTTAGAGGGGGTATATGGGCCGTTTTCATCGCTTGGGCGTGGCAGGGGGCAGGGGGCTTGGCACCTTATTCTTGCCGCGTCTGGCATTCACATGAGGAAACAGACCGCACGCGTCGGAGTTTACGGCCCGTTGGATTTCCTTAGCCCTGGCACGCATCCAGAAATGAGAGCGGCCATACATCTTACCGATCAGGCGAGATGACATGCATCCGGGCAGACTGAGCGCCCATCTGCAGAGTTCCACGTGCCTCCTGAACGCCATTGAATCTGAGTGTGCGATGGCATCCATGAATGCCTTAAGCATGACGCCGACATGATCGCGGGATATGAACGTATCGACTTCTGTTCTCGCTTGGATTTCCCCCATTTGCATATTGCGAGTCTTGTCAGTGTCGCTCGACCAAGATGGATGATTGGCGTCGATGTTAAACACATAACGTGACTGAGTCATCTCGCGGTAAGGCAGCACGCCGTTCTCCCGCATCTTCTCCTGGACCTTCTTGGGCTGGGCAAAGAACCAAGCGTCAAACGACTTGGCCTCCTTAGCCGGAGCAGTCAGGTCGTTTAGCCTAGCGCGTGTCACGCACGACAGCGTCAACCATCTTGACGGCGGGGCAAGTGGCAAAGGTTATGCCAGTATCCGTCCATGTCGAACCGTAGCATGGCCTTACGGGTGAAGCGATAGGTCAGGGATGAGTACTTACCCGAGTAGTCCAGGGTCTGCTCGACGATGTCCTTGAGTTCCGCTGACGTCATCTTCTCAGGCCATGTGCTGATCACTTCCCTCAGCTCCATGTCTTTCCTTTCCTTGACTGCCTTGGCTGCCTCGGTGGCCTGCTGCCGGATATGCTCCATCCTCTCAGGCTCTTCCCTCCAGGACTTCTGCCGTAGCCGGGTCAGGGCGAGCTTACGGAGGATCCATCCTCTCCGCGCGGTGGTACGGTTAGGTTTGGTCATCGCGTTAGACTTGCGTCCTCGCCAGAGACTCGGTCGAACCCCGAGCGTCAGCGACAAGGGGTGAGACTAGAGTCACCCTTGTACGTAGTACAGGGACGGAAGTTGAGTTGGAAGTTGAGAAGGGATTTGACATTGGGCTAAAGGTGGGGGTCAGGGTGTTGACCCTCAGTTGACCTTAAAACGCCTTGGCGACCCCTTAGCGGGGCTGGAATCGCTATGCCTTGGGGCGTTGTCGGGTGGGCTTTCGGAGGGGGGCTGGCTGTATTCCCAGCGGATGACCCCCTTCTCGGCGGCGTGGCGGATGTAAATCTCCCCCTTGAACTGGTTCGCGTGGTCCTTGAGGCCGGCACGGCCACGGCGCTTGGTCAGGCCAAACTTGTAGATCGGCTCCTCGCCCTGGCATCGGAAGAGGACGGCGACCTCGCGGAACCAGTTGGTGAACTCGGAGGAACCTAGGCCGGCGTAGGCTAGGTCGGCGACGGTGTGGCCTTCCTTGTCGGAGGCGGCCTTGGGCTTGCCGGTGTGGTGCATGGCCACGAGGACGGCGCCTGTCTCAAGGAGGATGGGGGCGAGGTCATGGCGCAGGAACTTGGACGCCTGCTCCTGATCGGAGACGTCGATGCCCGCGAAGGACAGCAGAGGGTCGACGAAGACGATGTCGGCTTTGTGCTCGACGATGAGGTCACGCAGGGCGGAGGTGAAGGTCGTGCCGGTGCTCACGGTGTCGCGGAAGATGGCGAGGTGTTCCCGCAGCTGAGAGCGTTCGTCGCTGTCGAGGTATGCCCCGGCGATGACGTCTTGCAAGGCCTCGGAGATGTCCCCCGCGTCATTCTCAGCCTGGAGCACGATGGCCCGAAGCGGCTTGGCAGGCTTGATGCCGAAGAAGTCCTTGCCGATGCACCAATGGACGGCGGCCTGCATCATCAGGGAGGACTTGCCGGTGCCAGACTGTCCGACGATCAGGAGGGAGCCGCCCTTGCATAGCCAGCGGTGGTTGCCGAGGATGCACGAGGGGTCTTCCTTACGCTCGAAGGATAGCAGGGCATCGAAGTCCATGCGCTGCGGGCCGTGCTTTGCTTTCCGCCCCTTGCGGGTTTCGGCGATGGTGGCATAATGGTCGAGCAGGGTGTCCGGGTCGGTGGCCTGTTCGGCGGCGACCAGGGCACGGCGGAGGATGGCCGCGTCCGCGATCATGTCGGCGTGCTCAAGGCGGAAGGACGCTTGGCCTGCGTCACTGACTAGGAGCGAGACGGTGGCCTCGGTCACCGGGCTGTTGACCTGGCGTAGGCGCTGGCTGACCGTCAGCTCATCAGGGGCGACACCATCGACTGCCAGCGAAAGCATGGCGGCGGCGATGTCTTGATGGGCTGGCTCAAAGAAGTCGGAAGGCTGGAGGTCGCCCGGTAGGTGGGCGGCTTCGCGTAGGAGGACGCCGAGGAGGTGGCGTTCCGCGGCGACGTTATTCGGCGGGATCATGGAAGAGAGGGTTGGGGATGGGGGCGTGGGTGCCCGTGGTCAAGATGCTTTAACGACAGGCACGGTCGAGGTCTGACTGGCGGTAGTAGGAGACGCTCCGAGGGTTGCGGAGGATGCGGACAGGGAGGGCCATGCCGTCGATGCGGTATTGCACGCCGCGGACGGTGCGCCGGTGCTTGTGGGCATACTCGGAGAGGGTGACCCATCCCTTGGGGGCCTTGAACTTCTCGAGGGCTTCAGCTGCGGCCTTGGCGGCGGGCCAAGACTTGAACCTGGGCGACAGGCGATAGATGAAGCGGCCTCGGCGGACGGTCTTCTGCTCGGCGTAGCCTGCCTTGACGATGCGGGCGAGCGGCAGGGAGACTCCGGCACGGGTCGTATAGCCTAGGAGGCGGACGACCTCCGTGGTCTTGTGCCAGCCTTCGGGGGTGTCGTCGGCGTTGATCGCGGCGACGAGGGCGTGGGCGTCGAAGCGCTTCATCGGGCCTTCGGGGTGAAGACCTTGAGGTCAGTTGTCCAGACCCAGCGGGAGCCGACGCGGTGCACGAGCCAGACCTTCCAGTCCTTGCCGTCGACCCAGCCGGCGGCGAAGCCTGAGCCCCAGCGGGAGGTCGCGAGCCGGTGGGAGGCATAGGCCATGGCGTCCTTCTGGCAAAGACAACCGGCGGAGAAAGCGGCGCCGCCTTCAGCCTTGGTCAAGTTGACCTGGGCGAGCGTGTGGGTGTGGCCATGGATCAGAGCGCCTCCGCGGTCGGCGTAGTGCTTGCCCTGCTCGGCGGTGGCGTTGAGGCCGTGGGCGTAACCATGGATGAAGGCGACCTGACCTAGTCGGTATACGCCCTTCTCGGCGTGGTAGGGGAGGATGGTCTTGGCTCCGCAGCTCTTCGCGGCGGTCTTGATGCGGGCCTCTAGGTCGGCGCAGTAGTCACGGACCAGGGCGGAGCCGGAGGTATGCTGGAGGGCTTGGGCGCGGTGCTCGTGATTGCCCATCAGGTAGACGGTAGGCTTCGTGCGTTCGAGGAAGGCTTCACCGGCCTCGATGTCGGAGATGAGGGACTCGGCGCCTTCGGCATCCTGCCCGGCCCCACGGCGCAGGGATCGGAAGTCAAAACAGTCTCCGAGGTGGACGCGGACGGTCGGCTTGTAGTCCTTGATGAACTCGACGAGGGCCTCGACGGCGTTCTCGTCGGCCATGTCGCCGTGGTTATCACCGAAGGCGACGAAGCGGGTCGGGGTGCTCATTAGCGGACGTTAATGTAAGGGATGGGCTTGCCGGCGTCGAAGGCCGCGAGCATCTCGTCACGGCGCTTGCGGGCCGTCTCGAGGTCGCTGGCGATGTTCTCGACGATGTCCTTGCCGCGGCGACGCAGGCGGAACCAATAGCAGTCGCCGAGTTTCTGAAGGTGATGGTTCGGGTTCTCGGCCTTGATGTAGGCGGGCTTGTCGTTTCGCCCGGTGCGGGTATACTTCGGGCAAGCCAGCAGGAAGGCCACGCGGTCGGGGGACAGGCCGACCTTGTTCGCCCAGCGCAGCGTCTCGGGGTTCATAGTTTCCATGAGCGGGCGAGGTTGCGGCCTTCGGTCATGATCGCGTTACGCGAGGACGGCCTGAAGATGTACTCCTGGTCGAACAGGTGGGACGCACGTATCTCGGCGATGCTGTCGAGCTCTTCGTCGTTGGCAGGGCCGACCCCAGCGGTGGCGACGTAGATGGTGCGGACCTTCCAGCCCTTCTCCCAGAGGATGTCCTGGCAGACGCGCAGCTCGTTGACGTAGCGCCAGTCGGAGCAGACGACCGTCTCTGGGGAGGGTTGGTCGTGGTGCTTCATGACCGGGCACCAGTTGGCGAAGTGGCGGGCGAAGACGTCCCGATCCATGCGCCGTGCGAACTTGCCCGCGTGGACGAGGAAGTCGCGGTTATCCACCTTGAAGTCCTCCTTGAAGAAGTCCCCATCAAGGCCGAGGTAATCCATGTAGTGGTTCGCGGCCTCCTTGAGGGCGTCAGCGAAGTTGATGTGCTCGGCGGGCCGCTGAGACCACTCGAGGATGCCGGAGGCGAGCGTGTCCTTGCCCGCCCTGGCGTAGCCTGCGATCAGGACGAGCGTCGGGGCGGACATCGGCGTGGGTGCTTCGGTCACGGGATTAGAAGGGAACGCCTTCGGGCGGCAGCGGCTCTTCGGGGGCGGTCGGCTTTTGAGAGCCGCGGGGATACGTCATCTTGTACTTATACTGAGGCTTGCCCTGCCACTCGCCGTTGGCTTCGACCTCGACGCCGACGAGGATGGTCTGGCCGCAGGCGGGCTCGAGATACTGCATATACTCCGCAGGGGTCGCGTCCAGACGGATCTCGTTGGTGTACTTGCCGGAGAACTTGCCGACGAGCATGGCGAGCGCCTTGCCGTATTTGCTGGAGAAGTTCTTGGACAGGCAGAAGCCCTTGTCGTCGACGAAGAACAGGCGGCAGGACGTGGTGCCGTCCTCCCACTGTTTGACCTTCTCGAACTTGGGCTTGATGAGTTTCAGCTTGTAGGTGCCGTTCGTGCTGATGGACGTGAGCGGGACGCGGTTGTTTTCGGTGGTCATGTTGGTGGGAAATTAGGCGTCAAGGGCTCGGGCCTTGCTCATATTCTTGTGGTAATAGGCGACAGCGTAGGCATCGCAGAAGGCTTGCTTGTCCACGAAGTCCTTGAGGCAAACGTGGTAGGGCCAGGTCTCGTGCAGCTTGCCGTTCCTATGGCATCCATCAAGGATGTTATCTCCGTCAGCCTGGTATGATCTCGGCGTGACTGCTCCATTGATTTTTTCATCGATGGTGCAATCGCCACGGACAACCCACTGGTCATTCTCAAAGATGACTTCATCAAAAGAGGTAGTCGTGATGCGCTTGGCTTGAAAGCCCTTCATCACACCGGGCGATGCCAAGGCGATAAAGCCAAGGTTGTCGCCGATGTCAGGAAGAGTCCTAGTTAAGGTCTCAGGAGGAAGGCTCAGGAACTGATTGATTTTCATATGCGTGGATTAGGCGAAGTTGATATTAGTCGCGGCGCTGGGCTTGGCGGCGATGTCGATGGTGGTGATCTCGGTCTGGTAGCCGGGCCAGTTGCCCGACGCCGTGCATTCCTTATACAGGGTCAGCGCCTTCTCGAAGTCGAAGGCGGCCCCGGTCATCAGTTCCGGCCCCAGCTCGTAGACCGCGTGGGCGTAGGGCGGCTCCTTCTCGACGGCGATGAAGCGGAAGCCAAGGACGCGGCACTTGTAGGCGGACTCGACGGCGTGCCGGTAGAAGTAAGCCTGGAGGGCGTACTTGTATTTTCGGACGGCCTGAAGGAAGCCGTGACTTGAGGCGTCCTCACACGTTTTCAGATCGTAGATGTAGCCGTCGTCGGAGATGCCGTCGATGGCGCACTTGACCAGGGTGTCGCCGAGGAAGGCGGTGAACATGACTTCGGTCTTCGTCAGCACGATGCCGTTCTGCTTCATGCAGGCCGCGGCGGAGTTGGCCACGGCATCGACGAGGGCGCCCTCTTCGGCGGTCAGGATGGCCTTGCCTTCGTTGGCGGTGACGAACTCGGCCCACTCGGCCTTGCCTTCCTTCGTGCGCTTGTCCACGTCCGGGGCGATGGCGTGCGTGGCGTTGTAGGCGTCGAGCCCTTCAAGGGCCAGCTTGTGGACGGCGGTGCCTACGCGGAGGGCCTTGGAGTCCTCGCGGGTGCGGGCGAGGTAAGCCTGGTAGTGGGCAGGGGACTTGAGCAGTTCCTTCGCGCCGGATTGGTTGAGCGCTTGGATGCCGTCATAGATGACGCGTTCGGTGATGAGGTCGGGCATGGGTGTGTTATTGGGTGTTGGTGGGAAAGGTCAAAGAAGGGCCATGATGGCGTCGGCCTGATCGGGGCGACGGCGCTGGATGGCGGTCACGCACATGGTCGAGCCCACGGCGAAGCGGGAGCAGGCGACCGGGCGGTTGGCGTAGGTCTTGCACTTGCCGGAGCCGGAGAGGTGCGGGCATCGGGAAGGCAGTTCGGCGAAGGTGCGTCCGACGATCATGAAGACCTCGCCGCGGGCGGCGTAGAACTCGGTCGTGGTCGGGGACGCGTCGATGGGCAGGAGGATGCTTTCACAGCACGCACCCTTGCAGAGTTCACAGGCTGTCATCTTCGGGGCTGGCTTCTTCGACGCTGGCGGAGATGCGGCGCACGTCTTCAAGGGCTGACTCGGCGGCGTTCTCCATGGTCTCGAGCGTATTCCGCAGGACGCGCAGCTGGACGACGAGCACGTGGACACGGTCATGGAGCGGCTTGACCTGGGCGGACTCATCGGCGGTCTCGATGTGATCGGTGAAGACCTGAAGTTCGGTGATGGCCGAGCGGTTGAGGTCGGAGAGCGTGATGATGTCGGCGTCGTGCTGTTCATAACGTCCGGCGATGTGCTGGACGGTGGCGAGCGAGCCCGTGATGTTCTCGACGAGGCGCTTGATGTTTTCGCGGTTGGTCATGAGCGGGTCGGCGTGAAGGTAAGTTCCTTTATCTCCCCATTAGGGGCAAGCGTAAAGAAGCGGACGGCGGAGCGGGACAGCGACGGGTAGGTCTTGCGCTTCCACGCGTTGAGGTCGGTCAGGAAGTCGGCGTGCTTGCGGGCCGTGAACTCGACGTATGGGAAGCCGTCCAGCAAGAGCAGCAGAGCATACTGCTTAGGCACGGTGGCCGCGATCCGTTCGATGCCTTTGGGGACGTCGGCCATCAGAGTTGCCCGGTCTTGGCGCGGTTCCACTTGGCGATGGTGGCGATGCAGCAGGCCTTCGAGATGGCGTCGAACTGGCAGAGCTCGGACTGCATGATGTCGTCGAGGACGCGGGCGAGTTCGTTGCCGGCGTAGCGCATCTCGGAGATGGTCTTGGCCTGAGCCTCGGCGCGGGCTTCGGCAGCCGACGCGAGGTTCTGGTTGTGGAGGTGCCGCATGGCGGCGTTGACCGGGTCGAAGGGGTCGAAGTCAGGCTTGCTCATTTGGTCAGCGGGCGGGGGGTGGGGGAGAAGGCAGGGGCAGAAGGTGCGGAGGCCGCAGAACGGAAGCCAGAGGCCACGGCTCCGTCATCGTCGAGGTCGACCGAGATGCCGCAAGCGGTCTGGATGGACTGCCGGCGGATGTAGGTGATGGCTCCACCGATCTGCTGGGCGGTCAGACCCTCGGCCTTGACGAGCAGGGTGCCGAACTCGAAGCGTTCGCCGGAGCTGTGGAGGAAGGCAGTCGAGACGCCGACCTTGCCCTCCTGGCTGACGAGCGTCTGGATCAGAGCGAGGTCGTGGTCGAGCAGGACCGGCTTAATGGCGTCGAGCAGCGCGTCGAGGGAGACGTACTTGGCCTTGAAGGCGGGGTTGATCTTGTTGGCCTTCACGTTGTCCAGGGCGGCGAGCGCTTGGACGAGGGAGGCGGTGGCGGAGGATGTGGGCTGTTTGCTCATGGTGGAGATTATTTGGTGGCGTCGGCCTTAGTGACTTCACCGGCCTTGATGGTGGCCTCGATGTCGGCCAGGGACATCCGGGTGTAGTCGGGGACGAAGAGGTTGTAATATGTCACGCCGTTGCGGACAGTCGGGGTCAGGAGGCGGGCGACCTTCTGATCAGGTAATACGATGTATGACGAGTCCGCGATGATGCGGTATTCAGTCGGAAGTTTGGAGTCTTTCTTCATGGGGAAATTAGTTGATGACGCCGCGGGTAGCGGAGTCGAAGATGAGCAGGGCGTCGGCGTTCCAGAGGGTGACGTCGACGGAGGGAAACAGTTCGGCAGCGCGGGCCTTCAGTTTGTTCTTCCACTGGGTCGTGGTCAGTTCGCCCTTGGTGCCACAGGTGTGCGTCTTCTGCCAGATGGCCGGACGGATGCGGTGAATCTTCCAGCCCATGGCGACGGCGGCGCCGTAGAGGACGCCGGTGTTCCACATCAGTTTGCCGATGGCGGAGCCGGGGATGTTCTTGCCGGCGAAGAGCGGAGGTTCCTCAAGGTAGAGCGAGACGTCCTTGGCCTTGCAGCTGAGATCCGCGAGCAGTTGGCAGACCTCGATGTCTGACGACGGCATCTTAGCGCACTCCACAGGGTCACCGTCTGCCGACCAGACAATGCCGCCATTTACGCCAGGGTCGATTGCCACGATGAGATGAGCCACGGCAAGACCCTTTATCGGGGCTTGGCCGAGGACAAGCGGAAAAGGTTGGCCACTCGTTCGGCGTAGTCGTTCGGCCTGAACTTGCGGTCAACGGCCCCCGACCAGCCCACGTTCCAGACCAGGGCGAGTTGTTCGGGGGTCGGGTCGGGCTTGCCGATGCGGTGGAAGTTCGACCTGATCCAGCGGAGGTGCGAGGCGGCCACCATGTCCTGCGCCGTGGCGTCTCGCCACTTAGACCAGGGGAAGGCGTAATGGCCCTCGGCCTTGAGGCGGGCGGAGGCGTCGTCCCATGCGGCCTTTCCGACCTGATACATCCCGCGCTCTCCGGCCTTGCCCACGGCCTTGCGGTTCTGGCCGGACTCGACCATGGCGATGCATTCCAGCAGGGTGGCCTCAGCTGCGGCGGCGGCGTTGAAGCCGAGGAGCAGCAGGGCGATGATGGAGAAAGGGCGCATGGGCTTAATCATGGCTGCTTGCCCTCCTTGGCTTTGTTCCATTCACGGACGGCATAGCAAGGTCCAAGAAAGTTGGCAACATTGTCCCCGGCCTTGGTCAGCCGCTCGACCTCGGCCTTGAGGCGGGCGTTCTCGGCAATAGTATCATCGAACAATGCTCGGTTGAACTGTGCGTGTAGTTCACTCACATCGACACGGAGGCTTGCCAGACGATACCGCTCGGCTTCGGCCTTGAGTTCGGCGTAGTCCTCCCACGCTACCCATCGACCTTCAAATGCTTCGACCATACTTGCCGAATAATCGAATTCGATTTCACCGCAAGGGTCGCCATTGGAGATGTTGACCATCTCCTCGTTGTATCGCTTCGGTTCGCTCACGACTGCACCCCCTTGGCCTTTCGTAGAAGTTCAGCAAACTCCCAAGCCCGAAGGTCTTGTCTTTCGTGGCGTTCATCAAGGTCGATGATAGTCAAATCAATGGCCTTGGTCAGCCGCTCGACCTGTGCCTGTAATTCCTTGTTAGGGATGAGGGTGCAATTGCAGAAAATCATCAGATGCTCGACCTCTGTCTTGAGACGGGCGTTCTCGGCCTTGAGCGCTTCGGTCGCCTTGTATGCGCCGTTAGACCAGGCGATGGCGCTGACCCGTTCGACGTGTTCGGAGGCGTCTTCGCCCTTAAGCGGGGGCATTCCGCTTCCTTCTCTGTGCCACCAGATTTTAAAGTCTTCGCTCATACGCGTCTCGGGACTTGTGATCCGGCGACCTCGAAGCCGTCGAGCTCGTAAGAGTAGGTGATGCCCACCCAGCCGCCGGCGGCGGCGTAAGCCTGGAGCGATACCTTCACGGCGCCGTCCTCGTGCAGGGCTTCGTGATAGTGGTGCAGGAGTTTCTTCATGCGGCCGGAGGCGATGGCGGTCTTGTTGGACGTGATGTCACCGGTCAGGATTCGCTCATTGATTTCATATACCTCGGAGAGCAGGGCGACCATGCCGTCGAGGTGGCGGAAACTACTCATGGGGGTGAGCGTCGGGGGTGATGGCGCCGCGGATGATACGGCTTTCCAAGTCGGCGATGACTCGCTCATTGTGCATGGCGACGGCGTAGGCCCGGTCGTGCTTGGCGATCCAATGCTCGCGGGAGTGGGAGAGCCGGGTGACCTCCTGACGGAGCAGGCGGTTCTCATCGTCGGTCTTGTCGGCCAGAGCCCGCAGCGCGTTGCAGTTGCGGTGCAGCTGACGGGCGATGCTCCAGGGGAACAGCCACCAGAGGCGGGGGAGGGAGTCGGGTCGGATGATGTGCATGGGATTGTAGGGGCGGTGGGATGGGTCAGGCATTAGCGGTAGTTCTGGAACTTGAATGAGGATATGTCCCGCTCGCGGTATTTGCGGACGAGGTGGCCGTTGTTTGACAGCCAGCGGTAGACGGTGGTAGAGTTGACGCCCACGGCCTTGGCGGCGGCGTAAGAACTGCCGGTCTTCTTGTAAACAGGAAGCACAGTCTTGTGCCAGTTGCTCTTATCCCAAGAGAAGAAGCGGCGCCCGTTATTGTGCAATAAGCGGCGGCCTAGCACCTTCAGCCAGGAGCAGATCGTGACGCCCGAGACGCCGAGGCGGGCGGCCACGTCTTCGGAGTTAAGGCGCTCGCGTTCGTCGAGCTGCGGGAGCATGGCCTCGAAAGCCCGGATGCGGTCGTGCTTCAGTTTGCTCATCTTCACGCCGTTGATTTCGTGCGTGTCCTTGGCCTTGCGGATGAAGTGTCCTTTAGGCATGGTCTTACTTCTGGCGGCGGTAAGGACCGCGCTTGTTGAGGTTGACCCACTGCGTCCCGGTGATGTCGAGCCACTGGCGGAGCGTGCAGACGGTCGTGTCCAGGGCGGCGGCGGCATCGGCCTGCGACTTGCCGGCGGCGTTGAGCGCGGCGATCTGCGGGAGGATGGCCTGTAAGCGTCGGGCGGCATACTGAGCCATCGGGCGCTTGAGGGGGAGGACGCGACCGGCGAAGGTCAGCGTCTCGGTGTAGGGGTGGTTGGCGTTGGGCATGTTGGGTGGGAAATTAGCGGTGACTGCGGACGGCCTTGGCCTTGACCGGCTCGGGGCCGTTGATGGCCCGGGCCAGTTCGGGGCCGCAGAAGGTGACGACGGCGAGCCAGCCGAAGATGATGAGGAAGGAGAGGGCGATGAGGGACTTCATGTTTGTATGCGTTAGGGGTGATTAGGCGATGACGACTTCGACGATCCGCGTGACGGCGTCGTTCTCGAACTTCCAGAGCATGAAGCGGCGGTTGCCTTCAATGGCTTTGGCGTACTTGGGGGCGCGGTTCCAAACCTTCTGGCTGACGGTGAGGGTGGCGACGGACTGGGTGGCGAGGGTGATCATTGGTTTTGGTGGTGCGTCAATAACCTTGCCCGACTGTTCCACATTCGTCAAGCACCTTTCCGCAAATACCCTGTGACCCCACTGAAGGGGTCAGGGCAATTCGTGTCCCTCAGGTCATCGAGGCCCGCCATGATCAGCGTACCCCTACCCGACTGAGTTCAGTTTGCCCCTAGGGTCGCCTCCGTCAAGGGGCAATAGACCCCTCTGGCTTGCCCTAGGAGGCGTTTTGACGGCGGGAGCGTAAGAAGACCGCCACCCCCACCCCTAAGCACCCCACGGCCAAGGCCCAACCGATGTCACGGACGGACTTCAGGGCCAAGGTCGCCGTGCTCATGTTGCGCTCGAGGTCGGCAGAGTCGGACTTCAGGCCCGCGTCCGTCACGATCATGACCAGGGCGTCGGTCGATTGCAGTTGGTCGAGGACGTAGCCGGCGATGTAGGCCGACGACAGGGCCGAGACTCCCGCAAAGCCGGTGAGCAGCGTGACCGCCAGCAGGAGGTTACCGCTTCCGCTTAGTGACTGCTTTGCCTTTGCCATGGGGTTTCGGTTTGCCGACGACCGCGGCGACTTCCTTCTCTCCGCGGGCCTTGATGTATTTCATCAGGTAGTCCAGACACTCGGGGGCCGCGTAGCCGGCCGCACCGACGACGGCCATCCGCAGGCCCGGGCTTTGGATGTGGTCTTGGATGCCGTAGCCGACCAAGGCCGCGGTGATCGCGGCGGCGAGGACACGGCGCACGACCCAGCCCAGGGACACGGGTTCGGTCGAGAGCAGGAGGCGGGCCGTCATGGCGAGGCCGCCAAGGACTGACGCGACGATGCCGTCCTTCAGCTCTTTCGGCAGGGACTCGGGGTCGATGGGCGGAGGGGGAGGGCTCACGAGATGCGGGGCGGCTTAGAGTTGGGCGAGATGAGGACGCGGCGGTAGTCCTGAGCCCAGAGCAGGGCGGCGAGGTCTTTGCCGGCGCGGTCAACCTGGGGCTCACTGAGTTCGGGGAAGGTCAGGTGGATCTGCTCATGGCAGAGGACTTCGAGCTGACGCTTCGCACCGAGACGCGGGTCAATCTCGATGAGGTTCTCACCGATGGTGGCCTGACCCCAAGCGCGCTCCTTGCCAAGTTTGCGCCAGATGACCTTGGCTCCCTTATTCTTGCGGCGGGACATCGGTGGGAGAGGGCTTGTTCACCGAGTCGCGAACCTTGTCGGCCAGCCACCAGAGGCCGAGGCCGCAGGAGATGACGATGGTCGCCCCGGCTGCATACTCGAACCAGGGCGAGTCGATGATGAAGGGGACGGAACCGCAGAAGGCTCCGCAGAGTAGCAGGGGCAGGCCGATACGCGGGCCCATGAAGGCGGTGGTCAGCGCACCGATGACGGCGAGGCCGGCCCCGACGAGCGTCCATGTCTGGGCGGAGGCGTCCTTCTTCACGCGCTCGACCTCCTTCGTCAGCTCGACGATGCGGGCGTCCTTCAGCTGCGAGACGCGGGCGGCTTCCTTCTGGTCGGCCTCGAGTTTCTCCCAAGCCTTATTGACGGCGGTGGCGAGTTTGCGTCCGAACTCCATTTGCTTGGCGTAGTCGATGGGGTCTGCCTTAGTAGCCCGGGCAACGGCGAAGGCCACGTCCGCCTCGGGGGGACTAGGCAAATACGATTGGGCTAGGCGAGACTCCGCGACGACGACCTTGGGCTTGTCGGCGTTCTTCTCGATGGCCACAAGCGCAGCGCCTACGCGGTGATCCGTCTTGTCGAGGTCTTTGCCGAGCGTCTGGACGGCGTCAGGCTTGGTCGGTGCCGGCGGCTGGACGGGCAGGGGAGCGTCGGCGGGCTTAGACTTGCACCCAGCCAGGGCCACGAGGGCGATGACTAGGAGCAAGCGCACGGCCTTACTTGCCCTTGAGGGCGTCTAGGATGGACTTGCCCTTGGCTTCCAGTTCGGACGCCTTGGCGGCGTGCTTGCGGAAGACGAGAGCACCGGTCACCAGACCAGCGAGGAACGAGAGGATGGCGATAATCATGGTAGTCTAGGTTGAGAGGGGTCGTAGATTTCGACGCGGACGAGTGGGCCGAGGTCGGCGGGGGTCTGCGGGGAGTCGAAGGTGACGATGACCGAAGCGGAATCGCAGGTCATGTCTTCGCCGTCCATCTGGGGAAAGACGGCCTTGGCGAGTTGTGCGCCGTTGGCGATGTAAGCGCCAACCATCGTGATGCGGTAGGATGTGCTCATGGATTATTCGGTGTAGAACCAGCCGCCGTTGCAATTCATAAGGCCACGCACGCCAGGGGTGGCGACGGCTTCGACTTGTTCACGGTAGCAAGCCTGACCCGATGCCGTCGCCGTGGTCGGTCCAGCGGTGGTCGTGGCGGCCTGCGTGCCGTTGATGTAAAGGGTGACGTTGCCCGCGCCGTCCGAGTAGATCTGCCAATGGATGCCACCGCCATCTGGGACGGTAACAGAAGAGGCCACGTCGGTCCGGGTTGTTCCGTTGTGAACAGTTAGAGATACCGTGGAAGCAACGCCGCCGACTTTCTTGAGACCGATACCCTTGAGGGTCATGTCTCCGGTCGTGTTTGTGGAGTATCCGCCAAGGGTGATTCGGCAAATCGTGTTGGCGTCGCCGAGGTAACTGGGGGAGCCACTGTAGCCCATCTGTGCGTAGCCAGAAAGCCAGACCTTCTTGGAGAAGTCGACTTGGTCTGCCTTGGCGGCGCTCGTTCCGAATCCAGCGTTTGCTGTTCCGACGAAGCCAAAAGTAAAAGAAGCTCGGCCAGTAGCCAATGAACTAAGATAAACCTGTCGGCTGAAGCTTTGGGGGCCGCTGGTTATGGCACTCCCCGATCCGCTGCTTGATGACAGGTTAAAGAACGCCAGCGACTGCAAGCGAGGGTTTGTCAGCAGGAAACCCTGATTGCCAGGAGCGAGCGACGTGGTGGTCGAGGTAGCCGCAACGACCTGAGCCGTGGAGGCAAACGCCGGAACCGCCGCCGTGACGAACGCCGTAGTAGCCAGCGCCGTGGTGTTGTTGCCAGCGGTCTGCGTGACGCCGATTGTCCCAGTCGGCAAGGAAGGCGTGCCGGAGAAGGTCGGGCTTGCCAAGGGAGCCGCCCCAGAGACATCAGCCACGGCCAGCGTGATCGCACCAGTCCGACCAGCAACTGAAGTCACCGGAGCGGAGGTGAGGTAGCCCGCCGGGTTCGAGCTGAGCGGGTAATACAGTCCGTTGGCGACAGTCGTGGTCGAGTAGTCCGCAGCCGTTGCCGTGGCCATCGTGCCGAGGCCTAGGTTCGTGCGAGCCGTCGAGGTGTTCGCGAGGCCGCTCAGATTGTCGGCCTTGAGCAGGAAGCCAGAGGGGCCGGGGTAGGCAACGGTCTGCTGAGTTCCTCCTGGGAACTGCAGATAAGTATCGTTAAAGAACCATCGAGTTGACCCGCCGACGACCATCGCAATCTGACCAGCACCAGCCCTGAGATGGATGTAGTTATTAGCGTCTTGATTGACGTTTACGGTGGCAGTGTTGGAACCGCTAGGCTCGACAGTCAAGATGCCATCGACCGAAGGCTCGAGGATCGTCGCGTAAGTTGTAGCCGCGGTCGCCGAGGTCAGGTAGGGCGAGAGGGCCGTAGTGACCTGAGCGGCAGTCTGGTAGCCAGCCGGGTTGGTCTGGAGGTAATAGGTGCTCGCCGCGTCAGCCGAGGTCAGCAGGCCGAGCGCGCTGTAGGTCTTGTTCTTCCAGAGGTCGGTCGAGGACTCGTAAGCCAGGAGGTTGTTGTTGGCCAGCGTGCCGATGGCCACGTCGTGCAGCTCGTCCAGCTCGTAGCCGTTCTGGACAGCAACGAGGATAGTGCCGAGGGTCGGGTGCGAACGGATAACGATGCCGACGTAGACGAGGTGCTGGGGGGCGGACGGCTTGGTCGTCGTCCAAGTGCCGGCCGTGGTCGGGGAGAGATACAACTGCACGCCTTCGGTCAGCGCCGAAGTGTCGATGTTCTCCAGTTCCCCGCGCACGATGACGTAGCCCGTGCCGTTGTTGGCGATGGCCGTCTTGACGAAGCCGATGGTCTGGGCGGAGTTCGCGTCGTTGTTAGCCTGGGCCAGCGTGATCAGGGGCTTGTTGCCCGTGGCGCCGGAGATGTAGACGATGGAGCCAGCCGCGATCGTCGAGCCGGACTGGTTGCGGACTTCGACCTCTAGGTCGCGGGCGACTGCCGTGCCACCAGCGAGGGCGGACTGGACGAAGGCGGTCGTCGCGAGGGAGGTATCGTTGTCGCCGAAGGTCGCCGTCGGGGCGGTCGGGTTGCCCGTGAAGGCGGGGGAGGCGAGCGGGGCGTAAGCCGAGAGGTCAATCGTCAGGTTCCCAGACGTGACCGACAGGGGCGAAGAGACGCTGGTGATGTAGTCGGGGGTGGTCGTGACCACATCCCAAGCGCCGTTCTTTCGGGCATACTGCGAGCCGTCCGAAGGGGCGTCGTTGACGACAGCCAGGGAACCGAGGCCGAGGTTCGTGCGGGCCGTGCCGGTGTTCGCCAGCCCTGCCAGATTTCCGGCCTTGGCCAGATAGTCCGACATCCCCGCGAGGGTCTGGTAGGTCGAGGCCGCCGTGGCCGAGGTCAGGTAAGGCGTCAGCGCCGAAGCCGTCAGAAACGAAGAGGGGTTACCTGTCAGGGGATAGAAGCCAGCGGTCACCCAAGACTCGGTCGCCAAGCCCGTCAGGTTGACCGTCACCCAGTCGGTCGCGTAATCGACGCCCGAGGTCTTCTGAAGGAACTGGCCAGAGGTGCCGCCGGCGGGAACGCCAGGACCCGCAGGGCCGGGGACGCCGACGCTGCCCGTCAGGGTGCCAGGGACGATGCCCGAGATGGTGCCCGAGATGGTGGACTGGTCCGCGGAGAATACCCCCGAGATGGTCCCGAAGGTCGAAGCCGTCGAGGTGATCGTCGCGTCGGGCATGGCTTAGACGGTGACGGAGTCGATGACGTTGACGCGGAAGAGTTCGGTGCGCGAGATGGTCGAGCCCGGGAAGACGAACTTGATGTCCCACTTGCCGAGGCCGATAGCCCAGTCAGCGGTCGAGCCCGGGTAGGTCACCGTGAAGGACAGGCCGTCGCCGGCCTTGGTCACCGTCATCGCGTAGACGTTGTTCTGGCGGTCTTCGAGGGACGAGCTGATGGTCGTCGTCAGGAGGTTGGCCGGACCCGTCGCCCCGGGCGTCCAGGTAAAGGTGCAGGCGAAGGTGTTACCCTGCGAGACGGTTACTTGATTAGTGCAGCTCATCGGGTCTTAACCTTGCCCCGATTGGAAGGGGGGGGTTGCTTACGAGATGTTCTCGAAC